AACGTACCGCTTAAAGTCCTCATTCTGCTCGTACAGGGCGGTGTAATCAATGGGTTCCATCTGCATCACACTCCTTTTGGCTTCTCACACCGTTCAAATTCAATTACCCACACCCACGGATTCGCATCCCAACCGTAGCGGTCAATGTCGGATTTCTTGATGGTGGAATCCCACAGATCATGAAACATACCTTTTACAAAATCTTCTCCAACGTGTTTTAAAGGTTCTTCTTCAATTCCTTCTTTCACACACCCTTTTCCGTCAATATTCTGCAACCGCTCCACTCTCACATCCGTAACCTTAAGCCAGATACGTGCGGCTTCTTTCGGCATGTGGATTGATGGGTGCCAACGGCAAGGCGATTTTCCTTTCTCCCAGACAAAATCCGCACCGTTGTATTCGCATTTTGCTTGTCTGGCATCATTTCTGGATTGATTTACTAACCTATCAAACAGCTCCCGGTCATGTATGTAAGTTAATTCTCCGCAAGTGCCGTCTTTATAGTCAAAGGCTATCATTTGATTGAATATATCCCATGCTCCAACACGCCATGTCTCTCGGACATAAAGGATATCGCCAGGCTGATACGGTGCTCTTTTGATACACGGCTCATTCCTGCCGTTGTAGAGCATCAGCCCATTTCTAATATATCCAGTCCACTGTGGATTTTTTCCCGGCAGAAACCTTACCAGCCGCCTTGTGCAACTCTTTCTCATGTCCAGAATCGCCCTCACCATTTCTGTATTGAATAAAATCGGTTTAATTGCCACCTATCACACCTGCCTTTCTTCTCGTTTCTGCCCTGTGTTTTGCATCATATCTCCAATCTAATTTCTGACCACATCTATCACAATACTCGTTGAATGTTCCTCCGCACCACTCGCCATCTATCTTTGATATGATTTTCCGCTTGCATATAGGACATCCATAATTAACGGTTCCATTGTGATAGTCGAACGAAGTAACTTTCTTCGCCGTCTGCTTCTCCACAGCTTCACGACATTCCTCCACCGTGCCAATCTGGCGGTACTGCTGTACCTCTTCCAGTGCCTTGATTGCCATCTCGTAACCTTGGATTTCGTTTTTTCTCTCGTAATTCTGTGTACACATTTTGGCTAAATCAATAGATGTCTCAAGTTCTTTGATTGCTTCATTCTCCGTCATGGCTACTCCTCCAACAGTTCCGGATTGTCAAATGCGTTACCGATAATCTCTGCATCAACCATATGAATCCAGTAACCCAAGTCTTTTCTGTAATTTTTATTGTACTTGCCCGACCAATCTACATAAAAACCGACATGCTCTACTTTTGTGCTATCAAAACAGCTTTGATAACTGCCATATCTGATTGGCGCGGCTGTGTCACTAAAGAGGTCTTTTACAATGTCATTTTCAAAAATCAGTCTTCCGTTCTTGTCCTTAAGTCCGGTGCACTGGCAGACAGTCTCTCCGTCAACCTCAATAAACTCGTTAAAGCCAAGTCCTGTGCTGTTCCACTGGATGATATAACAACGATCCGTGTAAGGCTCAATATAAAATGCACCCTCTACCCACTGACCTTTGATTCTCTTTGCCTTGAATAAATATCTATCCTGCATCATCATTCCTCGCTTTCCCGGTACGGCTCAGGCAGTGGCATCCAGGCTACAATATCAATACCCTCGTCAACCAAATCAATGCTATATTCTCCGTATTCTTCGAGATAATCAGTGCAAACACTTGACCACCAGTACCATTTCCCATTGCAATAAACAGCAGAATTTGCAAATGGAACATCCTTTATGTCTTTGTAATACGGGTCCGGGTTTCTATTTATCCATGTTACATTAACTGGAACACAGTCTTCCGGCAGCCGCTCACTTACCGGAATCCACACCGGCTGATTCTGCAAGGCGGTGATA